CGGTGGCGGGGGCGCCGCACCACTGGCAGGTCCACCGGTCGCGTTCGAGCACGACGAGGCGGGCGGCGCGGTGGGCCTGGCCGTAGCCGCGGGCGGTGCTGCTCAGGGTTGGCCGGGCCACAGGCTCACCTGGTCCCAGCCGGGGGCGGCGCCGCGCCATCGGCGGATGTAGTCCCGGTTGGCGCGGGTGCACGCGGGGCACCGGCACGGTTCGGCCCGGCGGACGTAGCGGGCCCGGGTGCCGTGGGCGGGTAGGGGCCGGGGCGGGCGCCGGCCGCCCCGCCGGTCAGCCACGGCGGTCCGGGCGCCGGTCTAGGGAGCGGCGCAGCATGGCCCGGGCCTCGGCTACGCGGGTGGCCTGGTGGGCGCGTTCGTCTTCGCAGGCGGGGTCGTGGGTGCCGTCTCGGCGGCCGCACCAGTGGCAGCACTCGGGGCGGCCGGTGGGCACCTGGTAGGGGCGGCGTGCCACACCCCCACGGTACCGAACAGGTGTCCGCCATCACGGCACTACCTTCCTGGTGGCCTGCGCCGCCGCCAGGCGGCGTCCATTCCGGCCCGGTAGGGCCGCCCGGGCGGCGGCGACACCGGCCAGGTTCACCGCCACGTCGGCGGCGCAGGCGACCTGTGGTGGTTGATCGAGCCACGCCAACGCGGCCCGGTTGTCCCCAACCTCACCCCCACCACCACCGAGTTCTAACCCTCTAGGAGGTGAGGGGACAGTGGTGTCCCCTAGGCGCGACCTGGTTGTTTGTCGTCGTCGTCGGGGGACCGGACAGCGCGTGCCCCCGTGCGCGAGGCGTCCGGCCCGCTCCACGAGCAGGTAGCGGTTCGTGCGCCGGGCCAGGCGGCCGCCCCGCCAGCGGTCGGGGCGGGCGGGGGACCGGTACACGCGCACCACCCCGATGGCTTCTAGGGCGGCGAGCCACCGCCGCACCGTGCGGGTGGTGACCCCGAGCCGGCGGGCCATGGTCGATTGGGCCACCCACGGCAGGTTGTCCGAGATGGTGCCGTAGTCGGCCAGCACGTCCACCAGCGGGGCGGCGTGACGCCAGCCCGCGGCGATGGCGGCCTCGCGGCACACCGACGCCCGCAGCGCCATGGCCTGGCGGCGGCCGTGACGGGTCCGCCCGACCTTGCGGCTCATGGTCGCCCCCGCCGGTCGGACTGGCGGTCCGCTTCGGCCAGGGCCTGACCTTCGAACAGGCCGACGTCGCGGGCGACCTGCGCGTACTGGGCGATCCCCTCCACCAGCTCGGCGGCGCGCCGGTCGGTGACCAGCTTGTGCAACGCCAGCCGGGCCGCCCCCGACAACTGGCGTTCGGACTCGACCCCCGCCGCCCCTAGCAGGCGTTGTAGGTGCCGGCGCTCGTGCTCACGCACACCATCACCTCCCCCCGCTGCTGGCCTGTGTCATGCTGCGCTCTGGTCATTGGCCCCCTTCGTTCGTTCTGGTCCGAGGGCGCGGCCGGGCCACTCGGGGTCCGACCCCACCGGTTCTGTGAGAGGTGCCGGTGGGGGGACTCTCCCCCCAGGGCGACGTGAGGTTCGCGGGTTCGCGGGCCGAAGTGGTGGATGGTCGCGTCGCGGGCGCCCGGGGGAGCGCGCCAGCTTGACAGAATCCTGGTTATGGGCGGTATTTCGGTGTATTTGAGCGCACGACGCCGCGTGTGGTCCCCAGCGTGGTGGGGCTGCGGCGGTCCCGTTCACGCGGTGCGCGGGTGTAGCCGCTCCGCGTCGACTTGTCGACCGCGACCGGTGGCAGGGCGGTCACTGGCCCGGGCGGGGGTGGCGCTCGTCCTCCAGCGTCTCCAGGCGGGTCACGCGGGTGCCGAGACGGATCACGGCCCGGGCCAGCACCAGCAGCCCCAGCGCCAGGCCCGACCCCACGCTGATGATGACCTGACCGGGGATCAGGCTCACCGCGGGCCGGTCAGGTGGTGGGGATGGGGGCGCCCGTGCCGTTCATGACCGCGTCGTAGGTCGTCTTGGACACGTCGACCCGACCGAAGCGGGCGATGAGCGCTTGCTGGTCGGCGCCGGACGTGATCGCGATCGCGTGCACGGGCGACACCAGCCGGGGCGTCTGGCCGGAACAGAACATCATCCACATGGGGTCATCTCCGTAGGTTTCCCAGGGGGGCAGGGGCGCGGGGTCGGGGCCGCGGCCGGCCTGGGCGTCGGCCACGAGCTGGCGGAACCCCTCGCCCGACACCCCGGTCGCCGCGTCGATTTTGCGGGTGGTCCACTCGTAGTGCTGGCACACGAGTCCGACGTTGCCGCCGGGGCCGATCAGGGCGGCGTGGATGGCGGCGGCCGTCTCCTGGCGGGCCTGGGGCAGCGGGGTGACGCCGTCGTGTTCGATTTCTAGGCCCCATACCGACGAGTTGCCGGACAGGCCCTGCCAGGAGCCCGACCCCGCGTGGTTGGCCCGGCCGGCGGCGACCACGTAGGCGGCGTCGGGGCGCCCCGACTCGCGCGATTGCATCACGTGGCAGAGCGGCCCGGCCAGGTCGGGGCGCCCGTTGATGCACGTGTTCAGCGACGGGGTGGCGCCGGTGGGCGGGCCGGCGGTGTGGTGATTGACCGACCCCTGGGGCGAGAACGACGACGAGCCCCGGCTCTGCCAGCCCGCGCACTCGATCACGGTCAGGCCGGCGGCGCGGAGCCGGTCGGCTATCCCGGTGTCCATCATCGCTGCGGACCTCCCGCGAACAGGGCCCGCCACTCGGCCGCCCGCACCACCACGGCGTCGAGCGACAGGGGGACGGCGTCGACGTCGAGCAGGTCGGCGAACAGGACCACCCACGGGGCGATGTCGTCGCCCGTCGAGCGGCCCCGGGGCGGCCCGCCGCCGATGTCGCACAGACCGGCATCAGCGAAGTCGCTCATGGCCCGTAGAGCCCGAGGTTGGGGCCGGCGTCCACGATCGAGAACCCCGAGCCGGTCAGCAGGAACGCCGACGCCCCGCCGGCCAGGGACCGCAACCGGAACTGGGCGTTGTGGGTGCCCGCGGCCAGGTCCCACCACGACCCCGACCCGGCCTGTTGTTGGCCGGGGCCGCCGAGCACGGCGTGGTAGGTCGTGACCACCGAGCGGGTGTCGGTGCCGTCGATCGTCAAGATGCTGTTGGTGAGCCCCACCGCCCCCGAGCGCTGGTGCTTGACGTTGATGGAGGCGCCCACGCACCGGGCCGCGGCCAACGTGAACGCGACCTTGGGGCCGACGAGGGCGCCGGTGGGGTCATCGGCGGACAGGTCCGAGGTGGTCTTGCCGGTCACGAGCGGGCGACCCTCGGCGGCCAGGGGCACCCACACCCCGCCCGAGCGCACCCACACGGCCAGCTTGTCCAGCGTCAGGCAGTGGGCCCCATCGGGTGGCCCGGTCCACTGGGCGTCGCGGTCGGCGTTGTCCGTGAACACCTGCAACGTGCGGTCCCTGATGGCGTTGCCCCACGCCGTCGCGATGGTCGCGCCCGCGACCACGTTGGGGGTCAGAGGCATCCAACACCCTCCATTTCGTCACTGTGACGTAACTGCCCGGGGTCGGTGGGGCCCGGGGCGGGGCCCGGGGCGGCGCTGGGTGGGCCAGCGTCGGCCTGGCGGGCTTCTGTGAGCGCCGCGGCGGCCCACACGGCGGTGTCCCAGACGGACAGGTCCCAGCCGGCGGCGGCGGCGTAGTAGGTGGCGTCGGCCACGGTCAGGTCCATGGTCCACGCCCCGGCCCGCTGGTCGACCCCGGCGGGGGTGATGTCGTGGGCGACGCCGTGCACGTGGACCTGGAAGGTCCATGACCAGCCGGCGGTGGGGTGGGTGTAGGTGACCACCAGGCGGTCCCCGAGCTGGGCGGCGATGACGTAGTCGCGGGCCCGGGGGTCGGCCAGGGGACTGATCGCCAGCGAGTCGAGTCGGGGCCGGGGGTCCTTGCGTTGGGCCAGGACCGCGGCGGTGACCTTGCCCAACACGGCGGGGTCCACCGTCTGGAGGTCGCTCACGTTGAACGTCTGGTCCCGGTAGCGGGCCCGGCTGTCGGCGTCGGCGGCGGTGACGGTGGCCGTGGCCGGGGGGTCGGTGGCGGCGTTGGCCCCGGTGGCGGTGGCGAGGTTCACGACACGGTCGACGTCGGGCCCGTTGGGGGCCATCGCTATCGGGCAGATTTGGGGGGTCCATGGGACCGGCGGCGTCGGGGTGTAGCCGGGTGGTACCCACTGGGCGGTGCTCCAGTCGCCCGCGGCCATGCCGTAGCGGTCCCAGCGCACCGGCTCTCCGATCACGGCGGTACCGGAAAACTCGAGCGTGGTCGTGGACGTGACCGCGGTGGCGGGGGAGGTGACGAGGGCGCGCAGGTCGGTCCACATGCCCCGGGCGGCGCCCGACCAGTTGACGGTGGACGTGCCGACGTTGGCCCCGGCGGCGTCTTGGAAGAACACCCGGGCCCGCGGGGTGGACGCCCACGCCGTGTCATGCCACAGGGACGCCCACACGGTGTAGGTGGTGTTGGCGGCGACGGGGGTCCGGTTGGCGGCCACGGTGCCCTGGGGGATGAGCTGGGGTGTGAACGCGGCGCCGTTGGCCGACGAGGACTGCACCGACCACGACCCGTCGCGGCCCCCCGCCACCCGGGTGGGGACCGCGGTCCCGGCCCCGGACCGGGCCCAGGTGCCCAGCGAGGTTTCCACGCTGGCCTGGTCGGCGGTCACGATGTTGGTCGGGTAGGCGGGCGGGGGCGCCGGGGGGTCGGCGGGGTCCGACACCACCAGCGCCTGCGCGGTGGCCGAACGGGCCGCGGTGCGGAGCCAGTCGGCGTTGCGCCACACGAGGGCGCCGTCGCGGTCCGCGAACAGGGCCCCGAGCACACTGAAGGTGGCCTGTTGGGCCAGGTCCAACAGGTTGCCGTCCACGACCACCGCGGCGAGCGGGGTGGGGTCGGCGTCGAACCGGCGCAGGGCGCCGGGCCAGCCCACCAGGTCCAACAGCCGCCCGACCCGGGCCGGCGCCGTCTCCCCGGCGCCGGTCGGGGTCGTGGACACCAGCTCCGCGGTCCCCAGCGCCGCCAGGGTGTCGACCGCCACGATCGTGGCCGTGAGCGGCCGCCCGGGCGTGTAGTCGTCTTCGATTTTGCGGACCGTGCCCGTCCACAACGTGGTCGTGTCGGCCCGCACCCGCACCCACGACCCCGCGGTGACCGGGGTCGGGGAGGTGGGCGCCCAGGTGGCCCACCCGTCGTCGTTGGCGACCACGATCGTGGCGGTACCGGGCGTGAACGTGTCGAGCGGCCCCATGCGCCCGACCTGGGTGCGCACCGACAGCACCCGGCACGTGACCTCCACGAAGTTGGGCAACGTCCCCGACCACAGGGCGTCGGCGGCGTCCCACTTGGCGCTGTCCCACACCCCGGTCGGGACGGGGTCCCGGGCCGACGCGTCCCCGACGTCCACGTGGATGCGCGGCGACGCGCTCTCCCACCAGCTCACCGAATCGCCCCCGGCGCCCACCGGCCCCCGACCCGATGCCACTCGCCCAGCACCTGGGACACCTGGCGGCCCACGGCGTAGGGGTCCACGGCCCCGCGGGCGTCCACGTTCACCACGATCGTGCCCCCGCCGCCGGCCGGGCCGTAGATCGGGAACGCCCCCACCGCGGCGGTGGCCCCCACCCGCCCCGGGCCCGGCGCCGTCACGGGCTCGGCGCCCACCGCGGCCCGGGCGCCCGTGTCCAGGGACTGGCCCCCGCGGGCCAACGGGTCCCCGCCCACCGGGTGGAACACCACCGCCCGGTCGCGGGCGACCCCGTCCAGCTCGGCGTCGGTGCGGGCCTTGGAACCGGGGTCGACCGCGGTCGTGTAGTCGGCCTGGCGGCCCCGCCCGTTGTTGGTGGCCACCTTGTCGAGCCCGTCGTCGGTGGCGGTCACGTTCGTCGGGTTGGCCCGGATCGCCGCCTCGCGCTGGCGGGCCACCGCGTCCAGGTACGCCTTGGTGCGCACCGCCGCCGGGACGTCGGGCTGCGCGAAGAACAGCGGGTCCCGGCGCCGGGCCAGCTCGTCCAGACGCCGTTTCGTGTCGGCGGCCGCCTTGTCGTCGGCCCGGGCTTTCAGGTCGGCGTAACGGGCCAACGCCACGTTGTCCAACGTCTGCTTGGCGGCCTTCAGGTCCCCCGCGTTGACCTGCGCGTCAAAGGTCGTCTGCACCTCCGGTGGCACCCCGCCGATGGCCGCGGCCACATCCAAGAACGCCTGGCGAATCTCCACCTGGGACTGACGCAACTTCAGGCCGGCCCGCTGGGCCTGTTCGCTGTCGCGCCCGTACTTGTGGATGGCGTCGGCGGCGTCTTTGGCCGCGTCCTCGGCGTTGTTGATCGCCTCGGCCACCGACAGGAACGACGCTTCCTCGTCCAACTGGCCTTTCAGCCCTTGAATCACCCGGGTGAGGTGGGCGATGTTCCACGCCGCGCCGTCGGCGTCGTCGCCCGTGTCCGCGATCGTGTTGCCCAGGTCGTCAACCATGAACTGCACGGGGTCGGCCACGGTGCCGACCCCGGCCAGAGCGTCGGCCACCGCCGACACCTGCCCGGCGGCGGTGGCGGAGGTGCCCCCGGCGGCCGCCACGTCATCGCGGTAGCCGATCAGGGCATTGCGGGCCTCCACCAGGGCCTCGCGCTGCGCGGCGACCGCGTCGCCTTGGGCCCGGGTGACCGGTTCGCCCCGCCGCTCGGCGTCACCCATGGCGTCCAGTTGCGCCGACACCGCCGCGATGCGCTGATCTAGGTCGGGGAGCGCGTCGGCGTAGCCGGTCACGAACTGGGTGGCGTCATGTAGGGACACCCCGCCCCGGCGGGCGGCGTCGGCCAGGTCGTCCAGCCCGGCCCGCCCGTCCTTGCCCTTGTCGATCAGCGACCCCAGGTCCCGGGCGGCGTCCGCGAACTCCTGGCGGCGCACGGCGTCGTTCATCTTGTCGAACGCGTCGGTCATCTTGCGGGTTTCGTCGGCGGCCCGGGACTGGTTCTGGCGCAGCAGCGAGAACACCGCGGCGCCCGCCGACACCGCCAGCCCCGCCAACCCGATCGCCCCGGCCAGCGACGCGGCCGACCCCTCGGACAGCAAGAACTTGCCGCCCATGTCCTCCACGATGTCGCCCAGCCCGTCGAAAATGCCCCCGACCTCAGATGCCGTGGACGACGCGTCGCCCAGCGTCCCGGTCAGATCGGAGATACGCGACCCCGACGTGCGCGACCCCTCGCCCAGCCGGTCGAACGCCCGCGACGCCTTGCCGGCCTCGCGGCCGAACCGCTTCAGGTCCCCCTGCGCGGTGTCGAGCCCGTCCTTGAAACCCGAGATGTCCAGGTCGGCCCGGGCGGTGACGGTGGTGCCGTCGACCTCGTCGGCTCCCCGGCGCACCTCGTCGAGCCCCTCGGCGGCGTCGGCGGTGTCGGCGTCGACCCCGACCGTGGCGGTCGTGCCGTCCAGGCGGTCCGCGGCGTCCGCCACGTCCGCGATGGGCCCCGACGCGTCGTCGTCCACCCCCAGGTGAACGGTGACGTCATCGCCGGCCACCTCAGCGCACCGCCCGCCCCAGCTCGGCCACCACCGCGGCCACCAGCACCGCGGGCGCCTCCCCGGCCACGCGGTCCCACAGCCGGCGGCCCCGGGCGCCGGGATGCCGGACCGGTACCCCCACCGGGTGGGCCAGCCCGCCGGCCAGCACCCGGCCCCGGGCGGGGGCCTCGGCGTGACCGCGGGTCCCGCTCGTGGCCCACACCCACCCCGCGGCGGGCCGCCCGGCCACGGCCGCCCGGGCCCCGGTGCGTTCCACGGTGGCCCCGAGCCGGAACCGGCGACCCCGGACCCCCATGCCCGCGGGCGCGTAGCTGGCGCCCACCGCGGCCGCGGTGCGGGCCAGCTCGGCGGCGGCCGCCGCGGTGGCGGCCGCGGGCACCTTGGCCACCCGGCCCGCCAACACCCGAAGGTCGCTCACCCCACCGCCACGTCCTCGCCCACGTCCTCGCCCACGTCCTCGCCCGTGTTGGTGGCGTGGACCGTCTCGGCGTCGGCCGCCAACGTGACCGCGGGGACCGTGATGGTCGGCTTGCCGAGGATCGGCCACGTCGCGGTCGTCGCCAACGGCACCCCGGCGTCCCCGCCGTAGGCGCCGGCCACCAGCCGCACGGTCCCGGTCGCCACCGGTTCGGTGTCGGCCGTGTCGAGCTTCAGCTCGAACGCCTGCTCCTCGGTGTCGTGCGCGAACGCGTAGCCGGACAGGCCCCCGCCGGGGTCGGTCCAATCCTGGAGCCAGCCGACCGCCAGCTCGAACCCGGTCGCCGCGGGGACCTGGGACTGGGGGGCACAGAACGTGGCGGGCACCGTCTGGAGGTTGGGGGTGGCGTTGATGGCCGCGGAGGACACCTGGCACGAGTAGGCGGTCGCCGCGGTGATGCCCGCGGGTGTGTCGGCCAGCTTCAGCGTGGCGTCGGTGATGACGATGACGGTCGGGTTAGCCATGGGTCAGGGACTCCTTGTGTCAACGGGACGAGGGCGGTGGGGGCGCACTGGGACACGGGGATGGGGGCGGTGACCTCCACCGTGGGCCACACCCCCGACGCCAGCTCGGCCCGGGCCAGCGTGGCGGTCAACCCCTCGGCGGCCCCCAGCGCCCGGGCGGCGTCGGTGCACTGGTCGGCCAGCGCCCAGCACCACGCCTGATCGGCCGGTGGCACCAGCCCATCGGGGGCCAGACACGACGCCGTACAGGCGATCCGGTAGGCGCCGCCCCGCCACGACAACCCCGCGAAGGTCACCCACACCGCCGGGCCGGTCACCACCTCGGGGCGCCCCCACGCCACCGCGGCATGGTCCCCGACCCGTTCCGCGATGGCGGTCGCGTAGGCCACGACCGTCTCGGCGATCATCCCAGCCCCCACGAGTGGGTGTCGGCGTCGAGTAGGTCACGGATGCCCCGCACCCGGTCCGCGGGCAGGCGGGCCAGCACGTCGTCATCGGTGAACCCGCCGGGGGCGCCCTGGGACCGGTAGAGCAGGTGGGCCAGCTCGCGGGCGGCCTCGGCCAGCGCCGGGGTCGGGGCCGTGCGCGGGGGCTGGTCGGGGCGCCCGGGCGCCCACAGGTCCACCAGCTCGTTCGTGGCGTCGACCGCGGCCGTGATCCGTTCGGGGTCCGCGGTGGGGCCCAGCAGCGCCGCCAACTGCGCGTCGGTGACGTAGTCGACCACGGGTCAGGACTTGGCGGTCTTGCCCGCGGGCGCGGCCTCCGCGGCGGTCAGGGCCTGGCCGGCGGCCGGGGTGGGGATCGGCGGCGGGGTGGCCCCGGTGAAGAACAAGATCAGCCCGGTCGGGTCCACGGGCAAGAACGTGCCGAACCGGTACACGGCGTAGTCCCGGCCCAGGCGGGCCGGCACGTCGGCGGTGATGGTCGACACCCCGCCCAGGCAGGCCCGGAACGCCGCGGGGGCGAACAGGCAGCCGGTGTCGGCGGGCAGGTTGGGGTCCACCGACCACGACAGGTCCACCACCGTGCCATCGGTGGAGGTGAGCGACGCCGTGCCCATGTTGTTCATGGGGTTGCGAGCCGAGAACAGGGGGCGCCCGTCGGCGTCCACCGCACTGCCGAACTTCACCCACAGGTCCGTCGAGATGACCATGGCGGTCGGCAGAGCCTTGTACTCCACCAGCACCTGGCCGGCGGCGGCGAACAGCTTGCCCACCCACGCCTTGGGGTCCACGCCGATGGACACCATGTGGGCGGCCTGGGGGTCCACCGCGGTCCGGTACACCCACCACGCCAGCAGGTCCGTGGCCGTCGCCATCGCCTCCAGGTAGAGCTGGCCCACCAGCTCCAGGTACGAGGGCGAGGACCGCAAGATGGCCTGCACGGAGATGTCCTCGCCGCCGGCCAGCGTGTAGACCGGCTGGGACTGGCGGGCCACGTGCGTCTTGACCGACACGACCTCGGTTTTTTCGGGGTCCTGTACCCCCACGGCGGGGCGGGCGGTCACCTGGGGGTAGTCCACCGACATACCCGAATCGGGGAACGGGGCGGTGCCCGCGGCGGCCACCAGCTGTTGGTTCTGGACGATGTTCTGGAAGATCTGTGCCAGGACCGGTTGGGGGATCAACCCGGGGATGTCCGCGGTGGTGATGTCGACCAGGGCCCGGGCCAGCCACGCCTGGTCGGTGGCGTCGAGCTGGCCGGCCGCGTTGGCCCGCATCACCTCACCCCAACTGTGGTAGCGGGACCCGCCCGGGCGGGCCTTGCGAGTGTGGTCGACCAGCGTCAACATGGCCGACCGCATCACCACGAGCTGGTGTTGCAACGCGTCGACGGACTGGGCGGAGCGGGCGTCGGCCGCGGCGGTGAGCGCGGCGGCGATCCGATCCGCGGGGTCCGCGACCGCCGCCGGCCCGGCGGGAGCGGGGGCGGGGGCGGTGGGGGGCCAGGGCGTGAACGGCCCCGCGGGGGCGGCGGGGGCGGCGGGGGCGGGGGCGGGGGTGCCCGGTGGAGTGGGGGCCTGACCCGCCCCCGTCCCGGTGGTGGGCTGGCCCGCGTTCCCGCCTGGGGGCGGGGGCGCGAGCGCTTCCAAGCTACGCATGAGCGCGTCCAGGGGATCGGCGTCGGGGGCGGCCCCGTTGGCGGCGGGCCCGGCGGCGGGGGCCGGGACGGCGGGCGGCGGGCTGGTGGGCACGGGCATCGGGGAACCTCCATAGGAACGGGCCAAGATCGGGGAGTCATGGGCGGCGTGGAACGCGAACGCCAGACCGGCCAGGTAGCCCCGGGTGCGGTGCACGGCCTGATGGTCGGGCGACCACTGGTCGCTGGCGGGGTCGCGTAGCGCTTCGATCGACACGGACCGCACCACGTCGGCGTCGACCAGGGCCAACAGGTCATCACCCGCCCGGGTGTGCGCGATGTGGACCTGGGACACCGGGCCCGTCCCGCTGTCATAGGGCGGGTCCATGCGTCCGATCAGGTCGCCATGGTGGCGGTCGACCACATAGAGGTGATCGAGCGGCACCAGCGACCCCGGCCCCCACGACTCGCGGTAGGGGGGCCGCCCGGGGTCGGTGACAACCCGCGGCTGATCCCACGCCAGCAACTGCACCGTCAGCGTGCGAGTGGCGGGGTCGGCGTGGGTGATCGGGGCGTCACGGAACAGGGCGCCGGGATCGTCAGGCACCGCCGACCCCTGCCATGGTGGGCGCCGGGGGAATCGTCGTGTCCGGCGGCGGGGCCGGCGGCGCCTCCCCGGTGGGGCGGGCCTCGTCGAGCCCGGGGCGCACCAGGCCCATGCCCCCGAGCCCGGTCGTGTCGAACAGGGCCTGTTGACCCGCGGGCAACATGGCCGTGAGCGCGTCTTCCACCCGGGCCAGCCACGTCGGGTAGAGCGACAGGGACAGCCACCGCCGCACCTCGTCCTGGGTGTTCGAGTAGGTCAGCGCCCCCGTCTCGGCCCGCAGGTTCAACAGCGAGGGCGTGATCCCGTACACCCGGCCCACCTCCTGATCTATGTACGCCAACCCGTCCAACAGCAGGGCGTCCGCGGCGGTGGGGGTGGCGATGTCCTGTAGGGCCCAGCCCCCGGTGAGGACCCCGGGCCGGGCCGCCTGACGGGCCGTGATCCAGTCGCCCAGCGCCTCGTTCGCCTGACCGGAGGTGAGCCGGGACGGGTAGGTGAGCGCGTAGGGGGGTTTGCCACCATCGGTCCAATAGGCGGTCGCCATGGCCCACAGGGCGGCCAGGTTGTCGAACGCCTCCTGGCACGCGGCCAGCGGGGCCGGCGCGGTCGGCTTGGACAGATCCAGCTCCCACAACGGCACGTGCACGACGTCGGCCGCCGCCAACTGCACCCCGGCGTAGGTCCACCCGATGGTGCGCCACGGCCATGACGGATCGGGGATCGGGGCGGTCTGTTGGGGGACCATCACGTCCGCGGCCAACGGCCAGTCGTTGGCGCCGATGCGGGTCGCGTGCACGTACAGGTTCCCCCACCCCGACAGCGACATCAGCGACCGGTGCACCCACCGGCGCCGCGACACGGCGGGGTCCGGATCGGGGCGCACCAGCAGCGACGGTGTCGGGGTCACGGGCGCGCCGTCGCGGGCCGCCACGATCGGCAGGGACGCGCCCACGTCCGCGATGAGCGCCCGGGCCGCCACCGTCACGGGCAGCGACGCGACCGTGGCCGTGGACAAGAACCGTCCGGCCACGACCTCCTCCAGCCGGGCCACCACCGCGTCCTGGAGCACCGGTAGCTCTCGCTCAAGGCGCTCCAGGCGCCGCCGGCCGGACCGCCAGGTGGGCACCGGACCAGACCACTGTGACGCGCACCGCGGCGCAAGCACACGGCGCCACAGGCCCCGGCCCGTGCCCCTGTCCCGGCCTCGGGGCCCACCCGATGGGGCAGAGTGGCCCAGCGCCGCCCCGGGCCGCCAGCGGGCCACCTGGCCCCCGATCCGGGGACGTCCGGTGGCCCGCTGACGGTGCGGGCCCGGCCCCGGCCCCGATCCGGCCACCGGCCGCGCCGGCCCGGCCACCGGCCGTCGACATCGCCGCGGCCCGGTCGCGCGGCCGCGGGCCCGGCGTTTTTGGTGGCGGGCGGTGGCCGGGACGCAGTCCCGGATCGCCCCCCCCCAGCCCCCGTCCGCCCGTGATCGCTGTCACACCGCCGCCGATCGCCCGGGACCGGCTGCGATCATGTGTTCGTGCCTCGTGCCCGGCCACGCGACCCGACAGAGGAACCCCCCGGGGGTAGCGAGCAGTTGGCGTTGTTCGGCGGCCGCCGGACGGTCGCCCGGTCCCGGCGTTCCACCGACCGGGCCCTGTCCGAGCTGCGCGCGCTGCGCCGTCTCGAACCGGTGAACGTCGCGCAGGTCGCCATGTTGCGGACCGTGGCCGACGCTCTCGATCGCGAGGTGACCGCCCCGGCGGGCGACTACAGCTCATGGACCGTGGCCCGGCTCGTCCAGGAGTGGCGGGCCCTGTGGGGCGAGTTGTGCGGCCGCATGGACTCGGGGTTCGATGACCAGTTGGCGGCGTTCTTTGGTGACAGCGCCGAGCTTCCCGTGCCCCCGGTTCGGGACTGAACGCAACCCCGACCGGCCCACGGTCGGGGGGCGGGTGGCAGCCACCGCCGAGATGATGGGCCGGCGGCTCCACCCCCATCAGCGCCACATCGCGGACGTGGTCGGGGAGTACGACCCCGACACCGGGCTACCCGCCTACCCCGACGCCCTGGTGGTCATGCCCCGCCGGGGCGGCAAGACCGTCACCACCCTCGCCCAGCTCCTCGAGCGGATGCGACGGCACCCGCGGGTGCGCACGTTCTACAGCGCCTAGGGGTCCGAGGACGCGGCCAAGGTCGTGCGCGACGAGTGGCAACCCATCATCACCGCCGGCCCGCTCGCCAACCTGGTCCGGTTCCGGTTCGCCCGCGGGGACTCGGGCATGTACGTCCAGATCGGTCGCCAACGCCTGTCGCGCTGTTCGGTGTTCACCCCCAACGCCACCGCCCTACACGGCCGCGACAGCGACCTGACCGCGCTGGACGAGGTGTGGGCCCACACCGCCGAGCGGGGCGCCGACATCGACGCGGGCATCCGACCGGCCCGCTGGTCGCGCCCGGACGGACAGATCCTGTGGGTGTCCGCCGGGGGCACCCCCAGCTCCGGGTACCTGCACCGGCTCATGGACCGGGGCCGATCCGGCGCCCCCGGCATGGCCTATTTCGAGTGGTCCGCCGACCCCGACGCCCCCGGCTATGACCCCTACAGCGAGGACCTGTGGCGGGCGGTGCACCCCGGGATCGGCCGCACCGTGTCGGTCGACCAGATACGGGCCGACGCCACCGCCATGACCCGCGCCGAGTTCGAGCGGGCCATGTTGTGCGTGTGGCCCCGCGACGTCGCCACCGGCCTCCTGGCCGGGTGGGACACCCTGGTGGACCCCGAGTGCGACCCCCTCACCGCCACCGGCCCGGGGGTGCTGGCGTTCGACGTCAACCCCGAACGCACCGCCGCCGCCGTCGCTGTCGCGGTCGGGGGCCAGTGCGAAGTCGTGGACCACCGGCCCGGAACCCGGTGGGTGCCCGAGCGGCTCGCCGAGCTGGTCGACCGCCACCGCGTCGCCCTGGTCGTGCGCGACGCCCGCGGCCCGGCCGGCGCCACCACCTTGCCCGACACCCTCGCCCTACCGGTCGTGGACGCCACCGGCGCCCAGGTCGCCCAGGCGTGCGCCTGGCTGACCGACGCCATCGCGGACCCCGACCCCGGCTGGCCCGTCACGCTCCGCCCCAACCCCGCGCTCTCGATCGCGTGCGCGGGCGCCCGCCCCGGGCCCCGCGGCGACGGCCAAGTCGTGTGGCTCCGCCGGGCCGCCGACGCCGACCTGTCCCCCCTCTACGCCGTCACCCTCGCCGGATGGGCCGCCGCCACCCAACCCGTCGGCGCGATCTACTGACCGGCGCCGGGCGAGCGCGTCGAGCGCGTCGGCCAGGGCCCGGAACCATCCGGCCATGTGCGCCAGGGCCGCGGGGTCGGGGTCCCACAGGGCCAAGTCGGCTGCCGCGTCCTCGGCCCCGTCATAGAGCGTGGAGCGTCCCAGGTCCCCGGGTGTGTAGCCCCGCAGACCATCCCGGGTGTGATCGGCGGTCATGAGTCGGCCCGGACGAACACGGTGCGGCCCCCCATGGCCCGGGCGCACTCGATCAGGGCGGCCGCCTGGTCGTCGGTGAGCCCGAGCCCGGTCAGGTAGAGCGCGGCCTCAGGGGCCCGGAGCCACGGCCAGCACTGCTGGTCGTGGTCGCCAGCGCGGGCGACCGTGAACCGGTCGGCGGTGGACCGCACCGACATCGTGACCGTGTCGGGCCAGATCGGCAGAGGGCGGGGATCATCGGTGGTTGCCATAGCCCCAACGCTAGGCGGGGCGGAGGGGCCAGGCGCCCGACCCCACCGCCCCGGACCGCCGGGGTGGCAACTACCGGCAGCCCCGACCGTAGCCCCGGGGCTGTGACAGCCACCGCGGCCCGTCCTAGCCAGGGGGGGGCGGGGGACTGGGCGGTCCTAACTCCGTCAGGAGCTGGCGCCCGATCCACTCCGTGAACGCTGGCGGGATAGCGAGCACCAGCTCGGCGTTCGTCATCCACTCGATGCCCATAGCGGCGCGGCGGTAGGACAGCTCGCCGGGGTAGTTTGAGCGATCCGTGTACCCCGACGACCGACGCAGAGAGCGGCCCCCTCGAGGTTGCGACGTTCAGGGACCGGAAGCGTGGGAGTTGCCAGTGGTGGGCGCACGGCGGTACGAGCACCGGTTGCCAATGGCCCGTCTCGAACAACCGGTGTCGACGCACGTCGAGCCCGAAACTCGATCCGCACAACCGGAAGTAGTCGCGCAGCTCGGCGGCGGCGTCGGGCACGTTCTCGATCACGTAGGGCACCCCGGTGGCGGCCAGGCGCTCACGCAGGGGGCCGATCAGATCCGGGTGCCGGTCCTGGTGTCCGCTGACGCGGGTGATGCCCGCGTACCGCTGGCAGGGCGGTGACGCGTGGATGGCGTCGAACCGCTCCTCGTCGAGCGGGAACGTCATGGCGTCGGCCTGGTGGAACCGGTAGGGGTAGTGGGGCTGGGGGCGGTTGTCGACGCCCACCACCTCCCACCCGGCCCGGTGGTAGCCGACTGCGGCGCCGCCGGCCCCGCAGAACAGGTCTAGGAGCCGGGGCCTAGTCACGGTCCCGGCGGGCGAGGAGCTTGCCGACCGCGACGCCGAGCACGAACGACAGGGCGCCCCAGGCGGCGAGTGCGGCGGCGATGCGGGTCACCATCGGTTGTAGCGGGCCCCGGCGGCGGCCTGGCGGCGGGCCCGGCGGAGCCGGTTGAGCTTGCGGACGCCGCGGCGGGCGTTGCACGACTTGCACGAGGCGACCATGCCGGCGGGCAGGGGGACTTTCGGTCCGAGGTGGTCGGCTTCGGTGGCGGGGGCGCCGCACCACTGGCAGGTCCACCGGTCGCGTTCGAGCACGACGAGGCGGGCGGCGCGGTGGGCCTGGCCGTAGCCGCGGGCGGTGCTGCTCAGGGTTGGCCGGGCCACAG